TCAGTGCCTTCTTTAACGCAATTGTTTACACGCTTGCCTTTGTTTTTACCTGTGCCAGGTTTAGTTCCATCTTTTTTGTAACCATCCCAGCAATCTTCTGGTCCTGCTACTTCACCTAATAAATCATCAGGTTCTATTTGTGTTGCTTTTGTTGCTTCGCTTACTAAGTTATATATGTAAGGGAATACATCTTTTAATTCTTCATTAAACTGTTTAATAGTTAATTGGTCAATCCAATTCTCTGCAACGTCTGCTGGCACATCTTCCATCATCGGTTTTTCAAAGGATGCAAATGCTTCAGCATAGAACTTTTGCTTTTGTAACGACTCTACTGTTTTCTTAACTGTTTTAATTCTGTCTTGCACAATATCCATATACTCGCTAAGACTTTCTGCCATTACAGCTGAACGACCCATGTAAGATTTAAACTTACGTAGTTTATTAAGTTCTTCTGACAATCCTGTAATATGTGTTCCAAAATCATCAAACGGTTTACCACCTTCAGCAACATGTCTTGCCATTGCTCTTGCGCCAGTTAAATGTTTGTACGGATATAGGAAGCGTTCGCCGTCATTGCTTTCAATGTATATTTTTCCAATACTGCGTGTACGTGATTTTCCAAGTTCTGGATTTACGCTTTCAGTATGCTTAATCATAATTCTCGAGGCACCGAAATCTTGGTAGCTAATTTTATTTGTTCCGTATAATTTTGATTCGTTCATGTTTTCATCTCCGGTTACCTGTTGTGCAAGGTATCTATAATCTTTCTTTTGCAGATTGCTTTTTGTAATATCTCTAATTTCAAAATTTAATAATCGTTTTTTTGCAAAAATTCTTAACTCTTTTAAAAAACTATACCAGTTTGACTGAACTAATTCGTTTTCGTTTTCAACAAAGTCTTTACTATAAATTAATACAAGACTACCTGTATCATTACTGTCATTTAAACTAACACTAACTTTTCCTAATTCGGCACCTGAATCTTCGTATGTAAAATCAAAAAACCGTGCATTTGTCGGTTCTGTAATAACAGTGCCATCAGCATCGCCTATAGATACGGAAGAAAACCTTCCGTTAATTTTGTTGAATAAATCTTCTGATATTTTTCTAAAATCTAACATGTATATATTTATCAATAATTGCTGCTAACAAAGATAGGCATTGGTGTTTCGTAATCATCAATATCCTCTGCTTGAGTAAATGTACTATATACTCTGGGGTCCCAATCTTTAAGTACAGTCATCATTCTTAAAGCTAATAAAGTTGCACTAATTAAATCATCAGATGCACCAGACTTAGCTTGGTAACTACTACCTGTAGCAATAAATCCTTTTAATTCAGAAATAAAAGGTTTTGAATGGATTATCATTTTATCATTTTCAATCATAGTTTTTAATCGACTACATGCAGTAACTTTTGTACTATGAGTAGTGTTAAATCCTTTGCGGAACTTTCGTACATGCCCTTTACGTATAGGTTCACTTACAAACAATCCTGGTATATTTTCTTCTCCGTAATCGTTTATAACAATAAGTGCAGCTTCGCCTAAACCGTTATTTTCTACACTCCAGTATATACCTTGGGGGTTATTAGTTTCCTGTTCTATATATTTGCATATATCTGCAAGTACTCTAATCTGACCAGGAATTGCTGTTTGATTATGTTGCCACTCTCCAACTTGTTCGTAGCTCGGTAATTCAAATACTTGTATTGCTGCATGGTCGCCGCCGGTTCCCATACTGGGGTCAAGTGCAATACAATACGTATATTGTTTTGTAGGCTTTTTATACCACCGTGTTTGTCCCATGTTTAGTATTGGTGATCCGCCTTCCATAGCAGCAAGTTTTAAACTATTGATAAGTGTTTCGTCAAATACTAAGAATTCACATCCGTATTCACGTCTAAACTTTTCTTCGCCGATACGTCCAATTTCTGCAGCTTTCCATTCGTCGTCTCTGTCAGGATGTTCATGCCACTCTGCAATAAAACTATGGAAGCCATTTGTACCAAGTTCCTGCTCATTACCGTGATCGTCAAATTTGTTTTCTGCTTGTTTCCATATAGTAGCAAATGTGTCTTCGTCTGAGTTTGGCGTACTTGTAATAATAGCACGACCACCTGTTGCAAGTGTAGGAGATATTGATGTCCAAAACTCTTCTGCGATGTTAGGTTGCACAAATGCAAACTCGTCACAGTATAGTAATGATATACTCATACCACGTCCAGTATTTCCAGTAGTTGTTTGTGATACAATTCTACTGCCGTTTTCAAATTCAATACTGCCTTTGTTATATGATGTAACACCTGCTCTAATATGATCTTCACATGTTTCATATATGTAACGTATACGTGCCATAATCTCTTGAGCACCGGTGTACTTGTGTGCTGCAATTAGTATAGTTTGATCAGGCATAAACATTGCATACCATGCCAAATATATTGCTGCACAAGTTGTTTTACCTGTTTGTCTTGGCATCATGTTTATGTTGAAACGATAGTTATGATAACTGTGCATTAACCGCAACTGATACTCGTATGGGTCAAATAACAACTTACCTTGTACAGGGTGTTGTATAAAGGCAAACTTTTTAGCAAAGTACAAATAACCTGTGTCAGGATCTGTACATGCTAATAAGTCAGCAATTTGTTCTTCATTAAATGATTCTTTGGTATTAGCTTTTTTAGTTAATACGCCGTCTAAACTTTTACTCATGTATATATTTACTCAAAAAAATAGCACCATAGGGTGCTATTTGGGTCCGTTCGCTCAGTCGGTAGAACGTTCTTATTTTGATAGTTTTTCTTGTAATGCCAATGTTAATTCAGATATTATACTTTCGATTGCTATCGGATTATCGCCACCAGCTGCTGGCTTGTGCATTTTCTTTTGACGGTTTATGCCACCTGATAAGTCTTTAGTCATCGTATGATGATCACTATATTCTACTTCTGGTTCATTTTCGTATTCTTCTTCTACGTCTGTTTCTTCTTCATCCATACCACACGGTGCTTCTTCTGGTTCGTCCATCATTTTCATTTTTGACACCATGTCATCATGTCCGTCTGCATGTCCCATCGGCATATCCATAGGTTTTTCAACGCCTGCTGCAACACCTGCATTTTTAAGCACATTAAGCAAATCTGCTATTTCAGATGCATCTGCTGCATTCATTGAAATATTCATTGATGCTTCATTTATATTTTTACTCATGATATAACCGCCTTATTATTTTCAGTATCACCGATATCTTTACTTTCGCCTGCAGGAGTATCAGCAACTGGATCGTGTTCGTTTTCTTTGCGAGCTGTTTCTAATTCTTTTAACAACTCCATTACTCTATTAGAGCCTACAGATTCTTGTGCGCTTTCGCCGCCCATATCTTCTTTAGTAAGTTTAATATCGTAAGGCTCATCGGCTTTTGGATCTTGATATTCTTCTCTTGGATCATTAGCATTACGCACAATAATATACGCTTGATCTACGCCGCAACAGTTTCCTAAATATTCTTGTAATACATGTGAAGTTGTAGGATATTCAACTTCTGCTTCAAAGTATGTTACTTCCATATTTTGTAATTGAGGGAAGTCTAAAGGACGCTCTTGGATTGGTGTTTTCTTACCAGATGATAGATTAAGTACTCTATATTTGTTTAGTGCAGTTTCCATTTTTTGCACACATTCGCTTGGACAATCGCCAGCTATTCCAATTTTAAATTCATAAGTCTTTTTAGACTCTGTTAAAAATTCTGTAAACGTTTTCATTTGTTTATCCTATTCGTTATTATTATTTATCCATATTTTTAAGTTTTTCTAAAAGACTGTTTCGGTCAGTTACAACATGTCCTTCGCCTGTAAATATAGATCCATCATCAGTAATTTTTTCTTTATCCATTTTTTCTTTTTTGAGCTGTAGTTCGATCATCTTTAATTTCTTATCCATTTTTGCAACTTTTGCATCCAGTGATGTTTTTAACATGCCTCCTGCAACTTCAAAGACTCGACCGCTATAACGTGATTCAACGTTCATTCCTAAGTCCATTAAATCATCATATGCTGTCATTGCCTTTTCGGCAATTTCGTTTAACTCGTCATCAGCTTTTTGACCCAGTCCTTTTACAGCAGGTAACGCACCTGCTATTTTATCAAACTCTGCAATGTCACGCATAGTTTCTCTTTGAACTGCAATTTCTTTTTCTTTTTTATCACCATCAATAATTTCTTTTGAATCGGGTAAATTTAATAATTCTTCTAATTTTTTAGTCATAGTGCTTCCATTATATGCTACTATTATTTATCTACGCTTTCCAGTATGGAACATATCTCCTTCGGTAATAATCCTAAAAAAGATACCCTTTTGCTTACAATATGCTCTTGCTGCACTCCACTTTGCTTGATTAATTGCAAAATGTAATTGATTATGACGGCTACGCCCAACTTTTTCTGCCATAGTTTGATTAGCAGGTTTAACTTCAATTAATTCAACCTTTTGTTTTCCATTTGCATCTAAGTATACAATAAAAAAATCTGGCACATATATAGTCTGTTTTCCTGACAATGGATTTCTATAAGGAATCTTAATAGCTTCACTTGCCCATTGTTGTATACTCTGGTGCTCGTCACAAAATTTCATAAAAGTAAATTCCCAACTACTTCGATATGTAGGAGAACGACCACCTACATATTTTGATGGGTTTTTTATTGTATATTTTCCTTGAGCAAATCTTGCCATTATAAAAGTATGTTTCTTTTTTCTGACAACTCGACTTGTGTAGCAGTCTTATAACCTAATGTACTTGTCGAAGGTCTGTCAAAGTTTAAAACTTCTGTAACTAATGCACTTAGCTGTACTCTATCTAATGTTTTTAATGTATCTAATAATTTAAAAACATTTACACTATCAAGTTTAGCTTGAACTAATAAAGAACCTGCTACTGCAATTGCTGCACTTTGTTCGAAGTCTCTCTTTTCAAAAAACCCTACTACTGCATCGACTTGATTTACAGGAAATGATAATGGTTCTTTATAATAATTATTAAAGAAACTTTTTACTTTTGTAGCACTATCTACAGGCTTGGTTGATTCAGGTAATGAACTCATTGTACGTTTCTCACTCCATTTAGTTCACTTGATCTGTGTACTAAATCACTTGCTATATTTGTTAATTGTGCATTGCCAGTATCTACACCTGACACTGCTTCAGATATTAATCCGTCTTTTTGCGATGCTGATAAATTATTATAATCTGTTAAACTTCCGCCCGAACCAATTAATCCTAACGAAAATGCTTTTCGAGCAGTAGAATTAGCTAATGATGGATTACCTGTTAATGCTGCACTTATTTCTGAAGCACTTAAACTATTTCGTTGTTTGTCAGTTAAAATTGAACTTGCTATTGTAGTTGCTGCTCCGGCTGCTGCTACTGGAAATAATGTCTGAGCTACACCGCTTGTCGGTGTATTTGAAACATTTGATAATCCGCTGGTTAAAATATTAACACCTTCTTCTAATATGCCTGATCTTGTTAAAGTTTTAGCATTTTTAAATGTGTTTGTTGCACTTAACACAGTGCCTAATGTATTACCTAAACTAAAATTACCCTGTGCATCTGTAAATGCAGTTCCGCTACCTACTCTACCAAATACATCACCTATACCAGCAATTACTCCACCTTGTCCAAACAAACTTGATGTGCCGCCGCCAGCTAATGATATTGGACTTGGTTTATTATCGTAATGTTCTTGGCCAAATCCTCTGGGCGAACCTTGAGAAACTGGGCCTCTACTATATAATACACTTTCGTACACAAGCGTACACGAATTTTCTGCTACACCTGAAGCATCTGTTTGATCCATAGTATCATGTGCCCAGTTAGTAATTTTAGGATTTACTAACATAAACCCTGTATATTGTTGTCTACTTAATTGAAAAATTTGTATATTTTTAAAGAACGGAACACTGCTATCGTTATCTAATCCATATCTAAATCTATTACGTAATGGGCTTTGATATGTATTATCAGTTGGTGTTGACGCATACGCAGGAACAGTACCATTGATGTTTCCTGTTCCGTCAAATGTTGTATAATTTCCGTCTTTGAAATAATATCTATAATATGCTTCCCAAAGAAGTGTTGTAACACCTAAATTATCATCGTGGAATGTTACATTAATAGGATCATAATCTAAACGGGTTTGTATATTTTTCTTTCTATTGTATTTGTGCTTGCCTTCCATTTGTATAGAATATCTTGGTAAGTCAATATTCTTTACAAGCATTCCTACTTCGTTTTTATGTCGTTCAGATAGCTGTGGAATTTTTACAGCATCTGGCTCCATTTCAAATACCACGTGATATAAAAATTTATGTTTTGGTGCAAGTCTAAAATAGTCGTCTATATATAGTCTCGAAGCATGTTGAAAGTCAGCCATGTCTCCTTTAGGAGATAATGCACCACTTACAACGTTATCTAATAATCCAAAAAGTTTATTTGCCATACTAATATTTATCAGAATACGTTATGTGCGTATATAAAAAAATAGGGCCATTAAGGCCCTATTTTACTTTTTATTATTTAAAAATTAGTCTGTAGCTAATACTGAGCCAAATGCTCTACCTACTGCATTACCAATGCCGCCGGCATCGTCAGTTTGTATTGCATTATCGTATCTAATACTTAATGATACTGTTACTGGATCGTTAGTAGCATACGCAAGTGTATTATAGTTTGCACTCTCAACAAAACATCCATACAACTCAAACGTATCTAAAACATTAGCTGCTGTGTCACCGTCACCGTTGCCACCATCAAGAATTTCAATTTTTGTTACAAACTTATAATCACCGCCTGAAGCAGCACTTGCTTGCTCTAAGAAATCAAATTGTTTCTGTAATTGTTCGCCTACACGTTTTTGCACTTCGTTATTTACATCTTCACGTAATGTTAATGAGATTGGTTCCCATGTGTGCTTACCTGCTAAGTAAGAACGAGAGTTATAAACATCAAGTGTGATTGGTTCAAAACTTACGTTGGGTCTTGTTACATCAACAACTTGCTTTGTTAATTCAGTTGAAGGTGTTGATATTCCGAACCCTTGAAGTAAGACTCTAAATCTATATTGTAGTTTAGGCATCAACAAGCCTTGGGCTGTTGCTGACTGATCACTGGCTAATGGCACAGTAATTTTTGAGAGTGAGGTTATTGCCATTTTATATTGCTCCTATTATAATGTATTTAGTCAAATCAAAGACCTGCTATTTCCCCTGTATTCTTTAGTCTTAGTGGAATGTAAATAAACTCAACTGCTTTAACAGGTTCAATTGCAATATCTATATACAATTCATTTCTGTCAATTCTGTTTGGAGTGTTATTAGATTCATCACATACAACTAAGAAGTCATACAGTGCTCTTTGTCCAACTAACTCTAACAACAAACTTTCAACTTGTTGTTTGATCTCATCACGTGTGATTTTATCGTTTGGTTCAAAGATATATGGTTTTGCAAGTAAATTAAGTTGTCTACGTAAGTAAACTACAAGTCTTGCAACGTTAATTCTATCTAACGAACTTGCGCCTCTTGCACGAGTTTTTTGTCCAAAGTTAACAAGACCTGCACCTGTAATAAATGTAATTGGGTTAACATTTTGTGCATACAATGTATCTCTTTGTCCTTCGTTAAGTGCAACACTTACAAATTCACCTTCTGCGTCAATATATCCTGTTGCTGATGCGTTAGTAATGCCGCCACGTCTTGTACCTGCTGGTGCAAACCATGGAAACGATACGTTATCGCTAAGTGCAATAGTGCGTAGCATCATGTGACTTGGAGGAACAACTACGTTGTTACCAAAGTTATCACTTGTAAATCCGCTTGGGTAGAACATACCTAAATATTCGTCTCTACTTACAAGACCGTCATCGTTATCTTCAACTGCTAAATTAACATTTGTTGCCCATTCGTTTAATGAAGTTGCATCTGGTGTAAGTCTCATTGGTGAGTCGCCTACAATAAATGCTGTTAATCCTCTATCATAGTTTAATGAAATCATCTCGCCAATTAGTTCTGGATATCCCGGCGTTGCCATTACGTTAAACACTCTTGACTCGTCGTCTCTAAGTTCGTCGTTGCCGTTAATTGCTGCTTGTAATTGTTGTACAACAACTTTACGCTGTGCATGACGTCCAAAGCTACCTGAGCCGTCTTCTTGATTACTTGACTCAAGAACCCAACGATTTGGGTTATATAATCCCATACTTACGTCACCTGCTCTTGTATTGTCAGCTGTTACGTCAACATAGTTACGAACAAATTTCTTAACATTAAATCCGCTTCTACGTGTATTGAACAACATCATACCACGTGGATAAAGTGCTGGATCAGGTGCATCAAAGTCTAAGAAGTCATTTGTTAATAATTCTGCAATAGTACCAGTTGGCGCTGTATTTACAGTTCCGCCTGATGTGCCTGCTCTTGCGTCAGCAAACAAAATACCTGCTCCAGTTGTTTGGTCTCCGTTATCTACCAATTCCCATTTTGCTAATGCATTCCATCTGTAAATTGCTGGATAGTTATCTAAGTCACTTGTGTCAATCCATAGATCGTTTTGTACTGCTCCAGTTGGTGCTGTAGCACTCACTGTTGGACCTTTAGCATTTGTAGCTGAGTGGAATGTTTTATAACCTACCCATGTTGTACCATTATGTACCATAATGTCTGCTTCGTCAACAATTGAGTTGTACCATAATGCGCCATCTGCTGTTAGCGTTGTTGGTGCATCTGCACTTGCTTCATAACTTAAAAACTTCCAATTTGAAACTCTGTAATCGCCGCTTGCTTGAGCTGGTTCAACGTATACATTTGCTGCTGTGTCGTCTAAGTTAATTAGAGCCATTACACCAAAATTAAGTGCAGCTGATGCTTGTGCAGTTCCTGTATCATAACCAGTAACGTTTTTAATTATTAAATCGCCACCTTTGTCATGTGTAACTTTTACTCTATTATCAGCTGTAACTTCTGCTAATACATTAGTAAATCCAGCAGTTGCAATTGCTTCAACTAATGTTGTTGCATCTGATGCATCTCCTGCTGCTGTAATAGTAACAGTTTTTGCTGCTGCCATTGCTGTTGCACCTGGTACTGATTCAGCTAACTCAATTGTGTATGTTTGTCCAGCTTCTAATTGTTCTGCAACAACATCACTTTGTGCTGGCGTAGCACCTAATGCTTCTCTTCTAAATAGTTTGAAACCAGCTATTGATTCGTAAGTTGGATCGCTTTGTACATATAATGCACCTGTTGCAATGTTAAGGCCGCCATCTGCATCCATTGTTTTCATTGCTGCTACATTATCTGCATAAATTGCTGCTGTTTGCTCTTCCCACAATCCTGTAGCAGCATTATACTTTTTAACTCTCCAACGTGCACCTGCATTAGGTTCTGTTGTTTTAACCCATACACTACCTGTAGTACCAGGAGTAGTATCAGTTGAATAAAATTCTGGAACCGATGTATGTGCGCTTATTTGTAATGATGGACCATATGCTGTAGTTACAGCTAATCCAAAATCTTCAATATCTACATTTGGTGTCGGGCTGTCTTCTTCTTGAATTAACATTTTTCCGTCTACATTTGCGCCGTTTGATTTAGCACCTGTGCCAACAAAGAACGATAGTACTCCGTTTGCATATGTAGCAGATATATCAGCTGCCCAAGTATTTTGGTTTCCGTTAATTGCAGCAATAATGTCAGTTGCAAAATCTGCTGCTGTAGTACCTGATACTATATTAACTGTTGCGCCGTTAATTCTAACAACGCCGCCTGCACCAAATCCACTTAGTAGTGTAAACTGTGCTGCCGGCCATGATTTAACCCATTCATTAGTACCAACTTTTACCCATTGTGCTGAGCTGTTTTTGTAGTACATGTCATTGTTTGCATTTGCTGCAACTACTGCATAGTCACCTACTTTACCTACAGATGCTTTTGGAATTCCGCCGGAAACATCATCAGCAAATAAAATTTTGGGAGCTTTATTACTAAATGTTTGTCCGTTCGAAGTAGAAGCTGCATTACCGTTCCATTCAAATATTCCAAATGCTGTAGATGATGTATCTAACCAATATGCACCATCTGCTGGATTTCCTGCTGGCGCATCAGCTGATGCTTTTAATTCATTTAAGTCAACATTTGCTCTTACAACGTATGCTCTATTGCTTACGCCTAAATATGAATAAGCAGCCTGTAGACCGTATTCGTTTAATTCACTTCCGTGTATTGGACCACCGCTTGTGTCTGTTTGGAAAACTGGATCTCCAAATGTTTCAGCTAAGTCTCTTTGTGATGTTAACAAGTAAGGCTTGCCTGCCGATGCAGCTAATGTTCCTGGTGCAATGCCGGTGCCTGCTGGATTTGATTTATTTTCTGCACTTGTAACTATTAAAAGTGGTGTTGTACCTGGTTCTGCTGGTGTATAGAAACTTTCGTCTATAACGCTAACCTGTACGCCTGGTGATGTTAATGCCATTGTATTATCTCCCAAAATAGCTTTCTTATAATGTATTTAGTAAAAAAGATAATATTCTTCGGTATAAACCACCAAAAAAAGGGACCTAAAAGGTGAGGTAAATACAATATGAGGCCATTATGTAAGTGTAAGCAACGTCCTACTGCAATAAATTACTATAAGGACGGTAAAACATACTATCGTTCATTATGCGAAAAGTGTTTGCGTAATGGCGAAGGTAGCGGAGTGCCAAAATGGATATTAGCAGGTTACCAAAAAAAATGTATTTGTGAAAAATGTAATTACACAAGTAAGCATCAAGAACAGTTTAATGTCTTCCATGTAGATGGAGATTTAAATAATTGTCGGCCTAATAATTTAAAAACCGTTTGTGCTAACTGTCAGCGTATTCTTCAAAAAAGTGGTGTTGTGTGGAAACAGGGAGACTTAATCCCCGATTTCTAAAAATAGTACGCATTAGTATTGCTATATTTTTTCGTAATCTATTTAGGTCGCCATTGTTATCAATAGTATAATTACACATCCATTGTTCGATACTCATTGATGCAGGATCTTCTTTAGGTAAGTGATCTCCTCTATCTACCCAAATAGCATAATCAAATATTTCTTCGTTCTGCATTGCAAAGAATTCACGCTTGTTGCGTAGTCCACAATAAATGTCATGTTTGGCAAAGAGATTACGTCCTAACTTTGCTAAGTCATCGCTACAATATTCATGTATCATATTATACCATTCAGTACGATGATTGTGTCTATCATTGTAGCACTCGTCCTCATTAGCATATCCGTACTGGTCTTTGAGATTATTAAAAATAAAAAGTTCTGAGCAAAATTTACTTGAAGATTGAAACGTGTATCTGTATTCTTCTAATAATTCACATACTGTATCTTTGCCATGACGGCCGTGTCCAACAACTAACAATTTAGGTAACATAAAATCTCCGTATTTTTTATTAAGTATACAATAGATTTAAGTAAAAGTCAAGTTATTTTTATCCAATAGCAAAGCCATAACCAGAGCCGCCGGCAATATTATTAGCTACTTCGCTTTCTAATTTTTCCATTTCAGCCATACCTTCAGATTTTAGAGTATCACCATTTAGTGTTGACCCGCCTTGTGGTCCTGCTATAGTAGCAAATTTACTACGAGCTTCACCTAACATTATTTTACAGCCAGCAAGCGTATAATCTTTAATCCATTGTTTAGCAAGGTAATCTTGTAATAACTGACTATCTGGACGATAATTATAAGCATATAGTAATAGTGTTTCTTCGGCTCTTGGGCGAGTTAACAATGTAAGTTTTTTAGTAGTAGAATTCCAATTGAATTCTATAAACCCTCCGAACATCCGTCCTACAAGTTCTTGATATTGGCTAAACATATCGTATGTTGCTAATCCGCCTGTGCCTGATTTTTGTAACAAATAAGCATTAGTATATGCTAAGTTAAACGGGTCAAATAAACTTCCGCCTCCATTTTCTCCTGAGTCGTATAGTTGAACACCTACTACTTCTCCTGCATTAGCACCATTTGCTAATGTAATTGTACGTGCGGTAGTATCAGATGAGAAAGAACTTATACCAACTCCGTTGATTGTTACAGTAATACTTGCTATTGCTGCTAAATTATAATTGATATTAAAAGTTTGCTGTCCTTGTGCTGCTGTAAAGGTTTGAGAAAATATTGGACCTGTAGAACTTCCAGTTAACGGTCTTGATCCTACACTTCTTCTAAATAATTTTCTAACTTCCATAACTTCGTTTGGTAGTATATATTCGTTTTGATCTACAACAGATTCTAAAAATAGATAACTTTCTTCAACACTATGATCACTACGCATTCTATATCGAGTGAGTGCTTTTGTCAACGCCGTTTCATAATGTATAGGGTCTAATTCGACATCAATCATACCTCCTCCAAGGAATGTATTAACATAATCAAAGATTTCTTGTTTTTCAGTAGCATTAGTCATAAATTTTCTCCACATAGTATTTATCGTTACGATAAATATACATATGCCAAGACTTAGTTTATACAAACCAGAAAAAGGAAACGACTTTACTTTTATTGATAAAAATATAAGTGAGATGTTTACTGTAGGTGGTACTGATGTTTTTATACACAAGTACCTCGGACCTAAAGATGTTAGTAGCAGTAATGCTACAGCTGATGTGCCTTCTTATGTAGGAGGTTCTAACGAGACATCAATACAAGATTTATTATTTTTAGAAAATAGAGATCGTAAATACGAACCTAACATATACAATATTCGAGGAATATATAATGTTCAAGATATTGATTTTGATTTAAGTCAGTTTGGATTATTTTTAAGTAATGATACATTGTTTATGACAATACATATTACAGATAGTGTACGTATACTTGGTAGAAAAATTATGTCGGGTGATGTTTTAGAACTTCCGCACTTAAAAGACGAATATGCATTAAATGATCATAGTGTAGCACTTAAAAGATTTTATGTAGTAGAAGATGTAAACAGAGCATCAGAAGGATTTTCTCCTACATGGTATCCACATTTATACAGAATCAAATTAAAACAGATTATGGATAGTCAAGAATATAAAGAAATTTTAGATTTGCCAGCTAACGAAGACGAGCCAGGCGAAGGTAACTTAAGAGATCTTTTAAGCACATACGAAACTGAGATGCAAATTAATGACGCTGTTGTAGCACAAGCTGAAGCCGATGCAGGACTTAGCGGGTATGACACTTCTCATTATTATTCATTATCTACTAATTCAGACGGGAGTGTTGATTTAGAAACAGCTCAAACTGATTTAGACGGAAACACTGCTGCAAGGCCGGGTAAGTCTGGATATGACGGTTATTTGTTAGGTACAGCCGATGCACCAAACGGAGCAGACTTTGGAATGGGTATAAGTTTTCCTTTAAGTAGTGAAACTGGCGATTATTTCCTAAGAACAGATTTTATGCCGAAACGTTTGTTTAGATATAATGGAACAAGTTGGGTTAAGATGCAAGACGGTGTTAGAATGACTATGACACAAACAGATACCAGAAAAACACAAAAAACTTCGTTTATTAATAATACAAATACCAATAACATAGGCGGCGAAGCTGTTGACGAGAGACAGAGTTTAAGTAAAGCACTTAGACCCAAAGGTTTAGAAAACGATAATTAAGGTATTATATGCAACATTTTTATGACGGTCAAATTAGACGATACATTACTCAAATGATTAGAATGTTAAGCAATTTTGCTTATCAAGATACTGACGGTAATTTAGTTCGTGTGCCTGTTACGTATGGTGATTTAACAAGACAAGTTGGTAATATAATTAGAGATAACTCTGAAAATAAAATACCAAGTGCTCCGAGAGTCGCTGTATATATTACAGGATTAGAACCTGATCGAACACGAACAGCAGATCAAACATTTGTAAGTAAAATGAATATTCGAGAAAGACACTATGATTCAGACGGTAAAGAATATTTAGATAAACAAGGAAAAAACTATACTGTAGAACGTATTATGCCTACTCCGTATACATTAAGTGTTAATGCTGATATATGGTCAACAAATACAGATCAAAAATTACAGATTTTAGAACAACTACTGGTGTTGTTTAATCCAAGTTTAGAAATACAAACTACTGATAATTATATTGACTGGACCAGTTTAAGTGTAGTAAACTTAGAAGGAATGACATTTAGTAGTCGCAGTGTTCCTGTTGGGGTTGATAGCGATATAGATATTGCTACACTACAGTTTACTACGCCAATTTATCTTAGTGCTCCAGTAAAAGTAAAACGGTTAGGTGTTATTACTGATATTATACAAAGTATATACGATACTACACAAGGATCTATAGACCTACAATTAACGCCATTACAAAATACTGATCTTGTGCCAGATAGTTATTATGAAAGTTTAGATCAGCCTTTAATCAAAACTAATTATCAAGATTACGGTATGTACGTTAATGGAGACTCAATACAAATAATAGATAAAAATAAAGTAGGAAATGTAGATTGGGCTGATTTATTAGAAGCATATCCTGGATTTTATCAAGCTGGAATAAGTAGAATATACCTTACAAACGAAGCATTAGATATTGAAATTACTGGTACATTTGCAGTTAATGAATTAAATAGTAAAAATATTGTTATATCATGGGATGTTGATAGTTTACCTTCTAATAATGTTTTTACAAGTAGCTTTAGAGATGCTAATCAATTATCTACAATCGACTCAATTATTGATCCATTATCACTTGATCCTTCAGCATTTGAAATAGAAGGATATAGATTTTTGATAACAAATTCTATTAATAAAAATGAAGCATGGGGTAATTTTGTAGCTGAAAATAACGATATTATAGAATATAATGGATCAACCTGGTATGTACTATTCAATAGTTCTGAAATTGAAAATACAACATATGTAACGAATATAACAACTGGTAAACAATACTACTGGAACGGTACTCAATGGTTATTAAGTATTGATGGCGAGTTTTCAAAAGGCAATTGGCGTCTTAGTCTCGACGGCTAACTATTTTTATGAACGAAATATTATGCAGTGGCGCTATATTCTTTAGTAAATCTACAAAAAGAATGCTGTTATTACACCGACAAAACGGTAGTAAAAGCAATCAATGGGGGATAGTTGGTGGTAAGTCTGAGAATAACGAATCTCATTGGGAAGGTTTACAAAGAGAAATAGAGGAAGAAATTGGATTTCTTCCGTGTATACGAAAATCAATACCTTTAGAAAAGTTTATTAGTAAGGATGCACGGTTTCATTTCTTAACATACCTGTGTATAGTTGATAATGAGTTTATTCCAACACTTAACGTTGAGCATGATAGTTATGCCTGGTGTTCATATAAAAGCTGGCCAAAGCCGTTACATATAGGATTAAAGAGTAGTCTATCAAACAACACTATTAAGAAAAAACTCGAAACTGTGTTTGATATAATAGAC